TCATTCGGCGAACATGTCACCCTGGCGCCGCGCGATCTCCTCCTGGCGCACCGCCTTCACGATCTTGTAAATCCACTGGAGGGAGACGCGGTATTTCCTGGCCAGCTCACTATGGTTGGCGCCGGTGAAGTCGTCGAATATTCTGCGATCGCGTTGCGAGAGCTTATAGGACAGGCCCATCGGGAAATAGATGTTCTGGCCACCCCAGTGGGCCGCCATGCGATCGGCGATCTCGCGCCCGACCTGAGCGGCCTTGTCGTCGTCCAGGGCAGCACTCTCTTTCAGCGCCTGCGCACACTGCTCGGCCAGATCGACCAGCAGTTCCGGCCCCTTGCTCTTGAATTCGCCTTCCAGGCGGCTGTCTTGGAAGCCAACGTCGGCCATGTTCATCTCCCCCTTTTCAAAACCTCGTTCAAGTGCTCCCAGGCGGCACACATCGGGTCATACGTCATGCGCGCAAACGCCGTATTCAGCGCAGCGTTAAGCTGAGCGCGCTCAAGATCGGATAGCTGTTCGGCGGCAACCTGCGGCACCATCGCCTTCACGGCCTGCGGCAGAAAGCGCATAGCCCACTTCTTCATGGTCTCGATCAGGCGTTCGGCCTGCTCGCCGTTGATCCACTGAAGCGCGTCCACGCCCGCGATGCGCTTGACGTAGGCGGCTAGTGCTTCCTCGGCGGGGTTCTTGACTGCCCCCAGCTCGTGCAGGAACAATCAAAGAGCACGAATCTTCTTGCTCTCCGGGTCCTGCGCGAGAGGCCATGAGGGCTTTGCCTTGGCTGGCATGACCTTGGAGCGCACCTTGAAGCCACTACGCTTCAGGTGTTCCAAAACCTTCTCCAATTCTGGAACGGTGAGGTCGGCTGACGACGCCTTCTTTCCAATCCGCTGCAAGATGCCGCGGTACGTGTCGTCGTCCAACTGCAGTTCGTTGCGGCCGACGTGGATCAGGCGGATCAAGCGCTGGCGCTGTTGCGCGCGTGCGGCTGCGAAGGTAGCGGATGTCACGGTCGTCACTCCCCTAGAAGTCGCAATCGAAGTTTCTTGCGTAGCACTTCGTGCAAATCTGGCCTTCGCCTGCGATCTGATGCCACTGCCACGTGTGCTCGCATTGCTCTTGGCGCACCCGCTCCGTGAGCGCGGCCAACGCCGGTTTGTATTCCGGCCAGTCGCGCTCGAACACGATGCACTTCAAGACTCCCCGCTCCTCCATCAAGCGATGGCGGTTAATCTTCCGAAACAGATCGTTGAGCGAGCGCTGTTCGTCGTTCGTGAGGTACGCGCCGATGTCGGCGATCTTGAGCACAACGTAGCGTTCTTCCAGTTCGGGCATGTCAGCAGCCCTCCAGCATCGACAACGGCGCCGTACCGTCCACGCCGCGATTCAGTTGCGCGTCGCGCCTGGACCGACTACCGGAGAAGTAGTCGTCGTATTCGTGGTCGCGGAGCTTGCGGCCATCGTTGCGGTCGCGGGCGTTCAGATCACGCAGGCTCGGGTAGTTCTTGGCCACGTAGGCGTCGATGGCCGCGCCCTGCTGCTCGGTACCGGCAAAGGCAGCGATGGTGGCCACCACCGCCCGCACCCATCCTTCACTGAAGAGATCAGCGCGGCGCGTCTTCGTGGTGGTCTTACAGCGCTTGAGCCGGCTCTTGATGTATTCGCTGCGCGCACGCTGCGCTTGGCGCAGCAGCACAGTCAAGGCGTACTGCGCCACCTCGGGCGCCGCCCCGCAACCGATATAGGTCCATTCCCCCATCCACCCGCCGGAGAAGATCGTCCGGCAGCCGAAGGCATCGCCCACCTTGCAGGCCAGCATCGTTTCCCAGTTGGAGGGGTAGCGGGCGGCCCCTGCCCTGGCCCGGCACTCTTCGGCCTCAGCGGCCTGGATGTCCAAATCGGTGACGCCGTGCTCTTCCATCAACTTGCGTGCCTGGCGCAAGGCCGCCTCTGCTTCGTGCTCATTGCTGCTGGCCGACAGAGCCAGGCACTTCTTGATCTTGTCCAGAATCCTGTTGCGGTCGTTCATCCTCTTCTCCGTCAAACCATCTCCCGAAGCCGCCTGCGTGGGCGAGCGGCTTGAGGCGAGGGTTAAACCGCAGCCACGTCGAGGCTGATAGGCTGGTACTGGTCGGTGTCTCCGACCCGCTCGTAGATGCGGATATAAGGCTTGCTGCCGGCCACCTGGACGCTGTCAGCTATCGCCTGCATGGCGCGCAGCCACTTCTCGTCCTTGATGTTCAAGCGCTTCAGACCCAGCACACGGGAGGTATTGATCTTTCCTTCCTTGTTCACCTGGAAGGCATCGTTGATCAGTGCCTTGATCTCATCGCGGCTGCCCTCGGTCCAGGTCTGTATGCACTCGTCGATCAGTTGCTTGGCCGCCTGCAGGCGCTCATCGAAAACCAGGTGCTCCTGAATCTGGCGGACAACCTTGAAGCGGCCATCGAACGACAGCAGCGTCACATTGCCCTTCAGGCCGCCCAGCTTCACGCCGTACTGCTCGCCGCTCATCTCGACAAACGCGCCAACATCGCCGAACGCCTTGGCCTTGAATTCGGCCAGGACCGCCGACGCCGCCTTGGCTTTGCCAACCAACTCGCGCACCAGGTCGTCACGCGCCTTATCAATCGGCTTCACCATGTTCTCGGGGATCAGCCTGCCTTCCCCGTCTCGCCAGTATCCAGCCGGAATTGCGGTGTCCATCTGCTACTCCTTCTTTGAACCAGAAATGCTCTTTTTCTTGCCCAGGCCCAGCACCACCATCACTTCGCAAAGCCGGACCACGTTTCTTACGCTGCGTCTCGGTAATCCGAGAGGCGGATCGCGGTTAGGACACATGGCAACGGCTCTCATGCCCGCTCCTCCCAGATCACGAGAACGCCCTGAAACGGCGCGTAGGCGGTCGTAATGGCGCCGAGATTGCCCACAGGTCCATGAATCCATCGGCGCGGGCCGGCTGCATCAAGCAGCGGCGCGATGCTGTGGTTAGGGGCGCGCTTGATCAGCACGGTCGGTTCGCCCTGTGCCGGGAAGTCGCCTCGCAGGTGCTGCTCGAGCACATGCAACCCCATCTCGCGCAGCTCGCGCACAGCGGCATTCAGTGTGATCAGGCGGTCGAGGGTGTCGTGGCAGAGCACGCGGGGCTCGGCCTTGCAGGAATCGGCGGGCGGCTCGACGAGACGAAGCTGGCCGCCCATGTCACACCCCCTTCACTACGTCGGCGGTCACGGTCGGCGCACCGATCTCAGCGGCTAGGTTCATGCATGCGGTCAAAAGGTTGCCCACTGCCAGCGGATACAGCAGCGAGACCGTTTCCGGGCGATCGCGCCGGGTGCTGGTGATCGTCAGCTTGGCGCGCAAGGCGTCGATGCCGCTGACGTCGATCACCTCGCCGATCGGCTTGCCCAGGCGGTCGAACTTGAACTTCAGGTACTCGTCGAGGCGGCCGCCGTCGAGCGGCGCCAGCTCCACCATCTCGCAGCGTTGCACCACTTCGCGCACATCCTGATTGCGCTCGGAAAGCTTGGCTTTCAGCTCGGGCTGGCCGATCAGAACGATCGACAGCAGTTTCTTGAAACCCAGCTCCAACTCGAAAAAGCGCTTCAGATGCTTGATGGTCGGAATCGACAGCGAGTGCGCCTCGTCGATCACCAGACAATGCCGGTAGCCGGCGGTATGGCTTTCACGCAGGGCCTTATGCAGTTGCGCGAAGCGGGCCTCGGGGCTGGACTTGGGCTTCTCCAAGGGAGCCACGGCGGCCATCAGCGCCTCAGCAATGTGAGTGGCCTTCAGGGTCTTGCCCTTCTGGTCGTTGTCCTCCATCCCCAGCACATAGGGCTTGATCAGCAGAATCGGCTGGTTCTCGCGGACGATGCGGTCTTCCAGATCGCGCATCAGCGTGGTCTTGCCAGCGCCGCTCTCGGCCACCACGGCGAGCAGGCCGCCGTGCTTGGAGGTCTGGAACATCGCCTCGCGGATGTAGCGAATGTCCGGGCTGACGTACATGTCCTCGTGGGACTGGATGTCATCCTGGAACGGGTCGCGGAACAGCCCGAAGTGTTTGCGGGTAGCTGGAAACAGGGTTTGTTTGCGCAGTAACATGGATTCCTCCTCGTTGGACTCGATAGCCGTTTTCGACTTGGGGACCGAGCGGGCCGCCGTATCCGCCAAGACAGCGCGCGGCTCGCTCACCTTTGCTTCAAGAACACTGACCAGATCGGCCGGATCGGCGCCGATCTCGGCGAGGAAGGCGTTGATGCGCTCGCGCACATCGGCCTGATCAACCTCCTCGAAGACGCTGGCCAGGTCTGCCTGCGCGACGCCCTTGGCCTCCAGGAAGTCGCAAATGCGCTCCTGCAGGTCCAGGTCATCCAGGCTCTTCGGCCATTCGCCGTGATTGACGATCTGTGCCACGGTCGCCTGCGAGACGTTCAGCACCTTGGCCAGGTCGGCCTGCTTGCAGCCGGCCTTCTGCAGCACGCTTTTCAGCTTCAACATCACTCACCTCCTGCCGCACGCAGCAGTTGCAGCGGTTTCTGATGACCCGCGCGGGGGCCGGAAAGCTCGGCGACGATCGTGTCGAGCTGGTCTTGGGGAACGCCGGCCGGATAGCGCTGCTGCAGCCACCGGAAGCGGTCGGCGGTCCATTCGCCGCCGACAGCCTCGACCCTCGGCTTGATCTGCTTGGCGGCATCTACGTGGGAAAGCGGCGGCAGCTCCACTTTCGGCGCCAGCAGATCGTGAGCGGTGCCACGGCGCGGCAAGTAGGTCGGCAGCGTGGCGTCGTCGATATGCTTGTACGGGTCGAGCTGGCCACCAAACGGTAACGCCTTGGCCTTGCGGGCGGCCTCGGCGGCCGCCTGGCTGTCGGTGCCGGTGACCAGTTGCTCGATGTCCTTGAGGGCGGTCTGTGCCGGGGTGTCAGCGTGGCGCTTGTAGCTCTTGCCGATGCGCGCGGCATCCGTGCTGAAGCCGAATTCGGTCTTCTGGACCTCACTGACCACATGGAAAACTTCGTGGCCGTCTTCGCCCACCAGCACCACCTGGGCCGCGTCGTCGCGCCAGGGGTTGCGGGTAACCATCACCTTCTCACCGACCATCACGCCCGGCACTGTCGAGACGTCGTACTCGCGCCCCTGGAAGGACACGCGCAGCTTCGGGGTGACCTTGCGGCTTTCCGGCGTTGCCACCGCCAGCTCGCGGCAGACCTCGACCGAAGGGGCCTTGATCAGCTGGTCGGCGCGGATCGCCATCCATACCTGGCTGCGGGTACGCTTGTGGCGCCGGTGGATGGCCGTGGCATTGAAGTGCATGCGCCACTTCTTGGCCAGCGCATTCAGTTCGTCCAGGCTGTTGACCGGCTGGAACTTTAGGCCCGGCTCGAACTTGCGCTCGATGATGTTGCGGGAGTTTTCTACCTGGCCGGTAGCGCGGGCGTTTCCGACCTTGTGAACTTCCAACTCGATGCCCAGCGATCGGCACAGGTTGCGGGTCATGGCGGCCGTGTTGGCCGAGCCGGCATCGAGCATCAGGATGCGCGGCACACCGTGCAGCAGGTCGGCACCGCCGCGCTCCTGCATGGCGTTGATCAGCACTGAGCACAGGTTCTCGCCCGATTCAGCGCCCATCACGTACTCGGTGTAAATCCAGTCGCTGGTATGGTCGGTGATCTCGTAGCTCCACACCCGGTCGGCAGCGATGCGCGCGACGTTCTTCGGCTTGTTCTTGTAGAACTCGGCGTGATCCATGACGCGCAGGCCATTGGCCCGTGCATCGGCCGAGGGCTTCAGGTAATAGAGCACGCACAGGCTGGCGTCGATCTGCCACACGTGGTTGGGGTGGTCGCTGGCCAGCTCGGTCACCGGCGCCGGGGCCAGCAACTGGTCGGGGTGCAGCCCGTACATGCGCAGGGCGCGCTGGACGGTGCTTTCCGACAGCGGGCGCAGCTCGCCGGTCGTGGTGTCCAGGTACTCGGCGCGGATCATCCCGTTGGCGCGCAGAGTCTCGACCGCGTCGACCACAGAGTAGAGGCGTTTGCCGTTCTTCCGGGTAGATTCCATCAGCACGGCGGAAATCAGCATGGCCTCGTCGCGGGTCAAGGCGCTTTGACCTGCATCGGAGCGGCGTTTGCGTTGGGCCACTACGGATACCTCCTTGAGCTTCTTCATCAGCGTGGCGCGAGACATGCGCAGCTCGCTGCACGCAGCGTCGTAGATGGCCCCCTTGCCGCCGTACCCGGCCTTCCGGGCAGCCAGGGCCACGGCTACCAGTCGTTCGGTCAGGACGGCACTCATGACTTACGCCTCGACCAGTTCGCCGGACGCTTGTCCGACCGAGGGGATATCGCCGCCGCGCAGCCAGTCCGGCACCTCTTCACCGTCTGGGGCTTCCTTGACGCCGAACTCGCCGCGCAGCTGCTTCACGGACACCTCGACCTGGCACAACAGGCCGGCCATGAAATCGTCGTGGGCCATGCCGTGCTTCTCAGCGTGCTCGGCGAGCGACTGGAAAGCGGCGCGCAGCTTGCCGCGCACCACCGATTCGGCCTCGAAGGCGAACTGGCTGGCTTCCTTGCGGATTTCCTCGCCTTCGACATCGGGCGGCGGGGTCTGCACGCGAGGCTTCTTGGTGGTCAGCTTGGCGGCCAGTTCGTCGATCTTGCTGTTCTTGTCGGCGAGCAGACGGGCCTGGGCTTCGGCGTTCTCGCGGGTTTCGCGTAGGGCGGCCCGCAGTTCCTTGACGCTCATGGTGGCGATGTCGTCGAGCTTCAGCTCGCCGGTCTGGCCGGTCAGCTCCAGCTCTTCGAGCTGCTCGTCGTCCAGGACCAGCATCTCGAACAGCTTGGTCTGGTTGCCGATGGCTTTGGTCAAATGTGCCGTCGACGGCACATTTGAGAACTTGGTTGCGGCCTGCATGAATCGGGCGGCAACATGCCGATCCAGTCCGAGAACATCAAGGCGTGCAACAAAGTTGCCGTGCTCGCACGCCTCCTTCAACACCCGCAAACCGCGCCCAACTTCCAGGCAGGCCTCCACGCTGCGGCGCATGTTGGCAGCGATGTCGCGTGCGATCAGATCAGGGTCGGTGCAGTCGGCCGGCAGCTGGTAGCCAAGCTGGGCGGCGACGGCGCGCACCGTGGCTTGGCGCTCCTCGTGCATGACCGCCAGTTGGTTGGCGGCCTCACGCATCGCGGGCAGCGCCGGGGTATCGGCATCGGTCAATACCACGGCGGTGTTCTCGGTTTGCAGTGGCTTTCGAGCCATCGTGTTCTCCTTAGAGTTGAGTGGTCAGGCGGTTCTGGATTTCGTCGATCCGCTGCCGAGCTGAATCGAGCGAGCGCAGGATGCTCACGGCGTGCTGGGCGAAGCGCGACGAGGGGCGGATGCGGCCCGTTTCGGGGATGCGTTCGGCAAAGCCCCTCTCTTCCAGCGTCGCCACGTAACGGGTGATGGAGCTGGGCTCCAGGCCGGTCGCCTTGGCCAGCTCGGTGGGCGTCAGGCCGTGGGCGAAGTTGCCAAGCAACACGTTCAGCACGTCCAGCACCTTGCCGGCGGACTGGCTGGTGCCCTTCGGTTCAGCGGCGGCCATGTTCGGCACCTCCCTGCAGGGAGGTGAGTTTCTTGGTCAGCAGGCGCTCGGCCAGATCGGCGAAAGCCTTGGCGTCTACCTCGTCGATGTCGATTTCCCCGTAGTTGGTTTCGATTCGGAAGCCACGGCGCATGTCCGGCACCTTCTTGGCCAGGTCGTAGCTGATCCACTCCTGTTTGTTGAGCATGGTCATACCTCCTGAAAATCAAGTTCGGGCTGGGCGTGCTTCTCGACGTTGCCGCGATGCCAGGCGAGCGTCTGCATGGCTTCCTGAATCGCGCCCAGAACATCGGCAACGTCCGGCCGGGGGGACTTCTCGTAGAAATCGAGAATCTGTGTGGCGGCCGCATTCATCACCGAATGCAGGCTCAGAATGTCCTCGGCGGTCACGCCGCGCCCGGTGGGGATGTCGATCAGCAGGCGGCCGGAGCTGGCTGCCAGCCAGCGGGTGACAAAGTCGATGCCGCAGGCCGCCTCGTAGGGGCGGATCATGTTGGCGGGAATGCGGCCGGTCTGAATCCACTTGTAGACGGTCCAGTGATCCGTCAGCCCCATTCGCTCGGCGATACGCTCGACGGACAGGTTGTGGCGTTCCTTGGCGAAGTCCTTGCACAGCTCCAGCGCATGGCGCAGGGAGGTCGGCTGGATGCGCTTCCAATTGCGGCGGCTCATTGGAAGCTCCCCGAAATGCCGCCTTCCAAACAAATGCGGTTTTTGCAGCTATCGGAAGCGATTTGCAGCAGATACGATGAAAAGCGGATAATTCGCACTTCGGAGAAAAGCATGGCGAAAGACGATCTGGTGCAGGAGCTGGACCGCAACATGGACACGGTCTTCGACTCGCTGTACGTGCTCAATGCGACGATGACGGCCATTGTTCAGGCGCTCCAGGCTGAGTCAGCGGCCCAGGTAACTCGGGCGCTTGACGAGAGCATCGACGGCCTGTCGGCAGAGGCGAATCCGCCGGGGACGCTTGGGCAGACGACACTGGTTGGTTGGAGGAACCTGGCTGCGCGGCGCGCAGGATTGCCGACAAGACGGTCGATGACATGACCCGCTTGCCGTTGCTGCGCATGCAGAGGATGTGATGGGTCATGGCTGGCCTCACGCGGCACGGCGCTCGGTGGTATGGCGACGGTCGCTGCCTTCACGGCGCTCCAGCGCACGCGCCGGGTCGGTGCAGATTTCGCCTTCCTTGATGCCGAGCTTGACGGCGATCTCATGGGCTTGGCCGCGCACGCACTTCTTGCGGCCGCCCAGGACTTCAAAGACGAGGTTCGGGGAGAACTTGTTGGCGATAGACCACTGGGTGATCGAGATGCCCTTCGCTTGAAGGTCGGCGCGGGCTTCGGCAGCAGTACGTAGTTTCATGGCTGGCTCCTTACTAGGGGCGGCTGGCACTTGTCGGAGTGCCGTTTAAGTTGCCGTTCGTGGTTGGACGGTGTGATTGAATTCTATACCAAATATTTTTGGTAGTGCAAGGATATTTGCATGCCCATTGAGCGTGCGGACATTGCGATCCGCTTTGTGGAGGAACGTGCCAGGATCGGCTACAGCAGGGTTTCGTTTGCCCGTGAGCTGGGGATCAGTAGCGAAACGCTGCGTCTCAATGAGATCGGGCAAAGCGGTATTGGGGCGGAGGTGCTGGCGAAATCCGCTTCCATGGGTGTTGACGTGCAATACGTCTTGACTGGAGTTCGTTCGGCCAATGCGGCAGAAGCAGAAAGCGCGGCAAAGCCGGAGGTGCATGTCGCCAGTGGTGGCTCGGCCAACGTGATTCAGTTCGCCCAGAACGGCTCCACCATTCACATGGTTTCAACGCAGAAGCATGTGACGCACACGAAGGCCGAGGTGAAGCCAGGTGATGAGCACATTTCGGAGAGCCAAGCGGCCAAGCTGACCGCGCTGGTTCAGGATGTCGTGGAACTGGAAGCCAAACTCAAGAAGACGCCGAAGGGCTTTCGCGCCGTGTGGGGAGCGTTGAACGCTCACTGCGGCGTCACACGCTACCTGCTGATCGCTGCCAAGGACTACGACAAGGCCGAGAAGTACCTGCGCCAATGGATCGGCCGTCTGAACTCGATGGCCTCCGCGCCGGTGGCCGACAACGATGCCTGGCGCAAGCGCCGCTACGCCTACATCAAGATCAACACCAAAAATGACGAGGCATGGCTGACCGCCTACCTACGCAAGAATTTCAAGGCGGAAAGCCTCGCCGACATTTCGGACGATGACCTAGACCGGACGTATCGGGCTGTCGCCTCGCGCAAACGGAAAGGGCCGCCGAAAGGCGCGTAGAGGGCGCAGCGCGACCTCTACCTTGGACTGGGCGCAAGCCCAGGCGACGTAGGTGCGCGCAGCGCAGCTACCACAGGGAGATGGAATTTGAATACAAGGAAATGGTGGGAAACGAAGCCGTGGGCCGAGCGATCCACGGCACAGAAGGCTGGCATAGTCACTGGGTGGTGCGTTCTTGCCGTACTTGTTCTCGCGGTGGTGTCGGAAGATGAACCGGCGGAAACGGCCACGGCTAGCCTTGCAGGTCCAAGCCAGGCAGTAGCCGCAGCGCAAACAAAGCCTGAGCAGGCCGCCCCTGCCGCTGCAGCTGAAAAACCGAACGTGCCGGAACCTAAGAAACCACTTGACCTGGCAGAGGCGCGCCAGTTCGCCAAAGGCACGCTGAGAGTCATCAACGAGGCCGAACAGTCCCTGAATGATGGCATCCAGCTCGGAGACGGAGCTGGCATCACCAAGCATGTGTGGAAGCCTCTGCAAGCTGAACTTGAGCGCTGGCCCACGCTAGTGGAGCGCCAGCCAAACGACCAGCGTGAGCATTTCGCGTACTGCAAGGATGCGGCCATAAAGCTCCAGATTCTGTCGGACGCCGTGAAGCGCGAGCGAACCGTCGAGAGCATGAAATACTTGCGCAAGGACGAAGCCGAGTATCGCAAGGCCAAGCAGCAGTGCGAACAAGAGGTCAAAGCTACCGACAGCCAAATCAAGGCCGCCATTGCGGCCGAAGATGCCGAGTTGAAAAGGAAGTTCGGCGGCCGCGAATGTCTGACTGTCTATGGGGTAGATCAGCAGACAGGCAAAGTGATAGAGGAGCCAAAACCGGCCCATTGCAAGAAGTCCGCTTCTCTCTAAACCAGATTAAAAGACCCCATTCGCATGCCGCCCGAAGATGGCGGCATGCGCTTCTCGATCCGTCAGTACCTTCCTCGCTGGGCCCGCCGCCTTCTTAGGCTGGATGGCCTTGCATGCCTCGGCTGCCGTCACGCCTTCGTGACGATGGTCGGGGCGGGGTGTGTGCTTTCTCGCGGGTTCGGTCGGCGCTGTTCCGACTTTCAACCCGTAGGAGGAAGCATGTCCCTGAAACGTATCCCGCGCATGGTCGGGTGGCTCTTGACCGCCCTGCTGCTGATCCTCGCCATCGCGCTCATTTCCCCCCAGCAACTTCCTGTTGCCCTCTACAAGCTATCGCTGATTAGCCTGGCGGGCGTTGTCGCCTACTGGCTCGACCGCTCGCTGTTCCCCTACGCCCGCCCGGACAGCTACCTGGAGCGCGACTGGCGGCATGGCACCGAAGAGCCGGAATATGACGCGGACTTCCGCGTGGTCGATGGCTACATCGCGCCTTTCTGCGCCGCCATGCTACGTCGAGCAATCATCGTTGCCGCCGTGATGGTTGGCGTGGCACTGGGGCTCTGACCATGCACCGCCCCGTCAAGCTGACGGCGGCCGGGGCGTTATGGATCAGCCTAACGCTCGGTGCCCTATCTTCCCTGCCAAACGCGACAGCCGCCAACATCCCATCAGGCGCACAGAAGCACCGCGCCGACCTGACCCGCAACGCCCGTGCCGTGTGGGGCCTCGACGCCCCTGTGGCCACGTTCGCCGGCCAAGTGCATCAGGAAAGCCGCTGGCGCCCGGATGCAATCAGTCCGGTCGGCGCTCAAGGTATCGCCCAGTTCATGCCGGCCACCACCGACTGGATCGCCGAAGCCTATCCGGCGCTCGCCGCCCGCCAGCCTTTCAATCCCAGCTGGGGCTTGCGCGCCCTAGTGACCTACGACCGCCACCTCTGGGAACGCGTCAAGGCGACCTCGGCGTGCGATCGAATGGCCATGACCCTCGCTGCCTACAACGGCGGACTGGGCTGGGTATGGCGTGACCAGAAGCTGGCCGCTTCGCAAGGAGCTGACCGCACCCGGTGGTTCGACCAGGTCGAGCGCTACAACGCCGGGCGCCACGCGGCCGCCTTCAAGGAAAACCGGGGCTATCCGCGCCTGATCCTGCACACCTTCGAACCGCGATATGTGGCCGCCGGGTGGGGCCCAGGGAGCTGCGCATGATCCGCTACCTGCTCTCGTTGCTGGACTTCGTCCCGCGCTTCTCCTTCCCGCTCGGCTACGTGCCGGCACCGCTGATCCGCCAGGGCCGCATCACTGGCGTCCGTACCAAGCGCCTAGCACGCAAGTGTCGCAACCAACGGAGGGCTCGTCATGCTTAGCGGACCCACCAAAGACGTTGGCACCGGCGTGCTCTTGTTTGCCGGCTGGACGCTGCTCGTTGGGTTTGCCGGCTGGCAGACCGGACGCGAACAAGAGCAGGACCGCTGTACAGCAACCGTTGCGACGCTTAAGGCCGATCAAGCCCAAAAGGAGCGCCAGGCCACTCAAGCCGCGCTCGACCGGCTCCAGGAGGCACAGGCGCGCGGGGACGCACTGCAAGCGCGCCTCGCCGTTGCAGAGACCACCCGTCAAGCCCAAGCCCAGGAAAATGCATATGAAATCAAGCGCCTTACTACCGGCCGCCCTTGCCTCAACGCTGGCACTGTGCGGCTGCTCAACGAATCCCCCGGCAGCCTCAGCGCTCCAACCTTGCCCGCGCCCGCCGGCGGGGCTGCTGCAGCCGATGCCCCCGCTTCCAGCGATACCGACGTCGCTAACTGGATCGACGCCGCCCGGCGCCAGTACGACACCTGCCGCGACCGGCTCAGCGCGCTGATCACCTGGCATACCGGAGATCAAGCCCAATGACCGTACAAGTCGACTTCTGGCAGTTGGTCATGCTGCTGCTCGCGTTCCTCGGCTTCCTCTTCACCGCTGGCAGGCTGTTGCTATCGCAAATCGACCGCCGGCTGAACGAACGATTCGAGACGATCGAGAAGGCCCGAGAGGAAGGTCAGGCCACCTGGCGCGCGACCTTTACGCAACACCTCGAAGAGGAACGACGCGAGACCGATCTACTGCGCAACATCGAACGCGAGTTCCTTCGCTTCCAGGCCGAACTGCCTCTGCAGTACGTCCGCCGCGAGGATTACGTCCGGGGCCAGAGCGTGATCGAGGCCAAGCTGGACGCCCTCTACAACAAGCTCGAAGTGGTTCAAATGAAGGGAACCAACAATGGTTGATCACGCAAAGGTTCGTCGCGAGTCCATGCGCTGGAACCTCATCAACACCCTGGACAAAGCCCGTCCGCACACCAGCAGCGAACAGTTCCTGCTGGACGTGATGCGCGCCATCTACCCGGACGCGACCGCGCTGGAGGTCCGGCGCGAGCTGGACTACCTGGCCGACCGCAAGCTGGTCGATCTGAACAAGACACCCTCGGGCGCCTGGTTCGCCGATCTGACTCGCTACGGCGTCGACATTGCCGAATACACGATCGACTGCGCGCCCGGCATCGCCCGGCCGGTCAAGTATTGGGCGGAAGGCTGATGCCGCGCCGCTCCAGCATCGACGGCCTGCCCGAAGAGGTGCGGCGCTGGCTCGGCCAGGCCCTGCAGGAAAACAACTTCAGCGGTTACCAGGCGCTGGAGGAGATGCTGCGCGAACGCGGTTACTCGATCAGCAAGAGTGCGATTCACCGCTACGGCCAGAAGATCGAGCGCCGCTTTGCGGCCATCAAGGCCAGCACCGAGGCGGCCCGCATGCTGACCGAGGGCGCCTCCGACGACCAGGACGCCCGCTCCGAGGCCGTCATCGCCCTCGTACAGACCGAGCTGTTCGAGTCGATCATCAACCTGCAGGAGGCGGGTGACGAAGACGTGGACCCGGCCGATCGCATCGGCCTGCTGTCGTCGGCGGCCAAGAACATCGCCACCCTGGCACGCGCATCGGTCAATCAGAAGAAGTTCCGCCTGGAAGAGCAGGCGCGCATCGAGCGCGAGGCACGCGAGAAGCTGCTCGCCGAGCAGGAAGAGAAGCTCCAGGAACTGCGCGGCGCGGACGGTATGAGCGAGCAGATGGAATCCCGCATTCGCCGCATCCTGCTTGGGAAAGCGTGATGGCCAAGCAGGAAGTCGCCCTCCGGCCGGTTGGCCAGCCCCGGAAGATCGACCTGGCCGAGGAGATGGAACTGGCCGGCGTCGTCGTGCCGCAGGAAGTAGCGGAAGCCATCCCCGCCGATGAGCCGGTGTTCCTGGGCTACCAGCAGCGTTGGTTTGAAGACGAATCCCAGATCATGTTCGGGGAAAAGTCGCGCCGTACCGGGCTGACCTGGGCGGAAGCTGGCCGCAACGTGGTGAAGGCGGCCAAGCCACGCCGTCGCCAGGGCTGCAACACCTTCTATGTGGGCAGCAAGAAAGAGATGGCGCTGGAGTACATCGCCGCCTGCGCGCTCTTCGCCAAGGCGTTCAACGAACTGGCGCAGGCTGACGTGTACGAGCAAACCTTTTGGGACGAAGGCAAGCAGGAAGAAATCCTCACGTACATGATCCGGTTCCCCAAGTCCGGATTCAAGATTCAGGCGCTATCCAGCCGCCCCTCCAACCTGCGCGGCCTGCAGGGCGACGTGGTGATCGACGAAGCCGCCTTCCACGAAAGCCTGGAAGAGCTGCTCAAGGCCGCGCTGGCGCTGACCATGTGGGGCAACAAGGTCCGGCTGATCAGCACACACAATGGCGTCGAGAACCTCTTCAACGAGTACATCCAGGAGGCCCGCGCAGGCAAGAAGGACTACAGCGTTCATCGCATCACGCTGGACGATGCCATCGCCGACGGCCTCTACAAGCGCATCTGCTACGTCACCGGCCAGACCTGGTCGCCGGAAGCGGAGAAGAAGTGGCGCGACGATCTGTACAGGAACGCGCCGAATCTGGAGAGCGCTGAAGAAGAGTACGGCTGCATCCCGAAGAACAGCGGCGGTGCTTGGCTCTCGCGTGTCCTGATCGAATCGCGCATGTCGGCCGATACGCCGGTGCTGCGCTGGGAGTGCAAGCAAGGCTTCGAAGTGCTGCCCGACCACATCCGCACTGCCGAGTGCCGCGACTGGCTGGAGGCCCACCTGGCACCGCTGCTGGCCACCCTGCCGGCGGACGCCATCTCCTTCAACGGTGAGGACTTTGGCCGCACCGGCGACCTGACCGTGCACGTGCCGCTGATCCAGACGCAGAACCTGGTGCGCCGCGTGCCCTTCCTGGTCGAACTGCGCAACGTGCCCTTCCGGCAGCAGGAGCAGATCGCCTTCTACCTGCTCGACCGCCTGCCGCGCTTCACCGGCGGCGCGTTCGATGCGCGAGGCAATGGCCAGTTCCTGGCCGAGGTGGCCATGCAGCGCTACGGCGCCAGCCGCATCCAGCAGGTGATGCTGTCCGAGGGCTGGTACCGCGAGCACATGCCGCCGGTCAAGGCCGCCCTCGAGGACGGCACCCTGGATGGCCTGCCGCGCGACGCTGACGTGCTGGGCGACCTCCGCGCCATTCAGGTCATCAAGGGCGTGCCGCGCATCCCCGAAACCCGAACGACCGGCGAGGACAAGGGCAAGCGCCACGGTGATGCGGCTGTAGCGGTGGCCCTTGCCTACTTCGCCAGCCGCGAGATCAACAAAGGCCCGGTGAAGGTGAAATCCCGCCGCCGCCGCACCGGCGCCAGAATTACCCAGGGGTATCAATGAGAGCCAAGGGCATGTGGGTCAGCCCCACCGAGTTCGTCCAGTTCGGGGAGCCGAGCAAGTCGCTGTCCGACCAGATCGCCACACGCAGCCGCAGCATCGACTTCTACGGGTTGGGCATGTACCTGCCCAACCCAGACCCGGTGCTCAAGGCGCTCGGGAAGGACATCAAGGTCTATCGAGAGCTACGCGCCGACGCCCACGTGGGCGGCTGCATCCGGCGCCGCAAGGCGGCCGTGAAAGCCCTCGAATGGGGGCTGGATCGTGACAAGGCCAAGAGCCGCGTGGCCAGGTCGATCGAGGCCATCTTCGCCGACCTGGACCTGTCACGGATCATCACCGAGATGCTGGACGCCGTGCTCTATGGCTATCAGCCGATGGAGGTGATGTGGGGCAAGGTCGGCGGCTACCTGGTGCCGGTCGATGTCGTCGGCAAGCCGGCCGACTGGTTCGTGTACGACGAGGACAACCTGCTGCGCCTGCGCACCAAGCAAAGCCCGCTCAAGGGCGAGGAGCTGCCGCCGCGCAAGTTCCTGGTGCCGCGCCAAGACGCCAGCTACGACAACCCCTACGGCTTCGCTGACCTGTCCATGTGCTTCTGGCCGACCACCTTCAAGAAGGGCGGCCTCAAGTTCTGGGTGCAGTTCACCGAGAAGTACGGCGCCCCCTGGGTGATCGGCAAGCACCCGCGCAGCGCCTCCGACGGCGAGACCAACCAACTGCTCGACAGCCTGGAGAACATGGTGCAGGACGCCGTCGCGGTGATCCCCGACGACTCCAGCGTCGACATCAAGGAAGCTGCAGGCAAGACAGGTAGCACGGAGGTCTATGAGCGGCTGCTGCATTTTTGCCGCTCCGAAGTGTCGATCGCGCTGCTGGGCCAGAACCAGACCACCGAGGCCACCGCCAACCGCGCCTCGGCCCAGGCCGGCCTGGAGGTCACCCGCGACATCCGCGACGGCGACAAGGCCATCGCCCAGGAAGCCTTCAACACGCTGATCCGCTGGGTGTGCGAGCTGAACTTCAACGACGCCGCCCGACCGGTGTTCGAGATGTGGGAGCAGCAGGAAGTCGACAAAGTGCTGGCCGAGCGCGACGAGAAGCTGGTGCGGGCCGGCGCCAAGCTGACCTCGGCTTACTTCAAGCGCGCCTACAGCCTGCAGGACGGCGACCTGGACGAAGCACCCGGCCCCGCAACCCCGGCGGCCGAGTTCGCCGAGGGCGACGTGGCCCCCGACCAGGACGCCCTTGATGCCGCGCTCGATGCGCTGTCGGCCGACGCCCTGAATGCGGATGCGCAGACCCTGCTGGCACCGCTGCTCAAGCGGATCGCCAAGGGCGCCAAGCCCGACGAGTTGCTCGGCATGCTTGCTGATCTGTACCCGGAGATGGACGCCGCCGGCCTGCAGGAACGCCAGGCGCGCATGATCTTCGTGGCCAATCTGTGGGGGCGGCTGCATGCCTAAAGTGGATCTCGCCTACTGCATGACCCTGCCGCCCAAGAATGCGGTCGAGTACCTCAAGAACAAGGGCTACGCGGTCACCTGGGACTGGGAAGAGCTGTGGCAGGAGGCCCAGACACAGGCGTTCACCGTGGCCAAGGCCACACGCCTGGACATCCTCCAGGACATCCGTGAGGCGGTGGAAAAGGCACTCACCGAAGGCAAGACCCTTGCATGGTTTGCGAAGGAGCTGACGCCGGTGCTCCAGGCCAAGGGCTGGTGGGGCAGGCAGGAACACGTCAACGGCGAGACAGGCGAGATCAATCAGGTGCAACTCGGCAGCCCTTGGCGCCTGCAGACGATCTACCGCACCAACCTGCAAACCGCCTACATGGCCGGCCGCTTCCAGGAACAACTCGCCAACGTCGATGATCGCCCGTACTGGATGTACGTCGCTATCCTGGACGGGCGCACTCGGCCCAGCCACCGCGCCATGAACGGCAAGGTGTTCCGCTACGACGATCCGATCTGGCAGTACCTCTACCCGCCCAATGGCTGGGGCTGTCGATGCCGGATCATCGCGCTGTCGGCTGACGACGTCGCCAAGCGCGGCCTCAAGGTAGAGAGTTCTGCGGGGAAGCTCGGCAGCATGATGAAGCTAGTTTCCGAGAAGACCGGCGAGATGCGCGAGGTGGCCACCTACCGCACGACTGACCCGGTCACCCGTCGGGAGATCGTCTTCGCGCCGGATGTGGGCTGGAGCTACAACCCCGGCGCCGCCGCCTGGCAGCCAGACCTCACCCGCTACACCGGCGACTTGGCCAAGCTCGCCAGGAGGGAGCTGCAGTGAGCAATTTCGTTCGCATCACCATCGACGACAGCCAGCTGCAGGCAGCGTTGCAGCGGCTAGAGCACGCGGGCATCGATCTGACCCCGGCCATGCGCAAGATCGCCCAGGCCCTGCTGCTGGAGACCGAGCGCAACTTCGAGGCCGAGGGCCGCCCGAAATGGACGCCCCTGGCCGAGGCCACCCAGCACGCGCGCCTCGGCGGCAAAAAGGCGTACAAGAAGAATGGCCAGCTGACCGCCGCAGCTCAACGTAGAAAGGACGCCGGCTTCCGCATCCTGCAGCACACGGGCCAGCTGGCCGCCTCGGTCACCACCGACTACGACAGCACCCAGGCGGTGATCGGCAGCAATAAGGTCTATGCCGCTATCCACCAGTTCGGTGGCGAGGCGGGGCGCGGCCGGAAGGTCGAGATTCCGGCCCGCCCGTATCTGCCGCTCACCACAGAGGGCGACCTACAGCCCGAGGCACGCGAAGGGGTGCTCGATACCATCCTGCGACACCTCAAAACAGCAGCAGGCGTTTAGCCGCGCTGGCAGCATTCATCGCACTCGGGACGAGCAACGATAGTCCGACGCCCTGATCGACGTGCCCTAAGGTTTTATAAAGGCTTGGCGCCCGGCATACCGGCCTACTTCTCCCGCGCGTTTTTCGCCGGGGCACGGAATTGTAAAGTCGATTAAAAGACCGCCCCCTCCTTGCCGCCGACCATGGCGGCATGAGCACGACCAAACACCTCCACATCTTCAAGCCCGGCCGCCAGACCGCGATGTCTGGCGTGACGCTGGATTTCTCCGAGTCTGATCTCGAGGCGAGCGCCCGCGCCTACGACCCGGCCAAGCATGAGGCGCCGATCGTCATCGGCCATCCCAAGCACGACGCCCCCGCCTACGGCTGGGTGAATTCGCTCGCCGCCGGGGCCGATGGCCTCACCGCCGAGCCACACCAGGTCGATGCCAACTTCGCCGAGCTGGTGGCCGCCGGCCGCTACAAGAAGATCAGCGCCAGCTTCTACCTGCCCGACGCCCCCAACAACCCGGTGCCCGGCGTCTATTACCTGCGTCACGTCGGCTTCCTGGGTGCCCAGCCCCCGGCGGTGAAGGGCCTCAAGCAGGCCGAGTTCGCCGATGCCGAAGACGGCGTCGTCGAGTTCGGCGACTGGAGCATGGAGACGAACGCCTCCCTCTGGCGCCGGATGCGCGAGTGGATGCTGGCGAAGTTCGGCCAGGAGACCGCCGACCAGGTCGTGCCCGACTGGCAGATCGAGTCCATCCGCGAAGCCGCGCGCCAGGACGAGGACGTCCCGCGCGCCGCCTTCGCTGATCCCACCGTTTCCCCGACCCACCACCCCCACGAGGAGAACCATGCAGTGACACCCGAGGAAAAGGCCGCACTGGAGGCCGAAAACGCCCAGCTGAAACAGCGCCTGGCGGACGCCGATGCGCGCGAGAAGGCGAGCGCGACCGCCAAGCGCCACGGCGAGCACCTGGCCTATGCCGAGCAGCTCGTCGGCGACGGCAAGCTCGCCCCGAAGCACAAGGACGCCGTGGTCGCCTTCCTGGACTTTGCGGACGGCGAGACCGCCCTTGAGTTCGGCGAGGGCGATGCCAAGCAGCCGCTGGCCGGCGCCTTCAAGTCCTTCCTGGGCGACATGCCCAAGGTGGTCGAGTTCGGGGAAACCGCCACCAAGGGCAAGTCCGGCAAGGGCGGAGACGTCAATGTCGCCGAGTTCACCGAGAAATCCACCGACCCCGACCGCCTCAACCTGCACGTACGCGCCACTGAGTTGGCCGCTGAAAAGGGCATCCCCTACGAGCAGGCCGCCCGCCAACTCATTTCCAACTAAGGAGCCAACATGGTTGATCGTCTCAGACAGCTCCGGGTCGTCGATCCGGTACTGACCAACATCGCGCGGGGCTACCGCAATGCGCAGTACATCGGGCACGCCCTGTTCCCTGTCGCTCCAGTGGAAAAGGAAGGCGCCATCGTGCCGCTATTCGGCAAGGAAGCCTTCCGCCTGTGGGAAACCGAGCGCGCCATCCGCGCCAAGTCCAACGTGATGACGCCGGACGACATCGACACCCTCGACGTCGTGCTGCGCGAGCATGACCTGGCCTATCCGGTGGATTACCGCGAGCAGCAGGAGTCGATGTTCGATGCCGAGGCCCGTGCGGCCAAGCGCGTCAAGGATGCGATCGATCTGCGCTGCGAGTGGGCCTGCGCCGCCTTGGCGCAGAGCACCAACACCTATCTGGCCGGCGGCAAGGTCGCGCTTTCCGGCGCCAGCCAGTGGAGCAACAACGGCGGCGATCCGGTTGCGGTGATCGAGGCGGGCAAGGAAGTCGTGCGCAGCCGCATCGGCATCCGCCCCAACACCATCGTGCTGGGCGCCTCGGTGTACCAGTCGCTGAAGTTCCACACAAAGCTGCAGGCGGCCCTGGGCAGCCAGGAGCGCAAGCTGGTAACCCTCGAACACCTGCGCACGCTCTTCGGCATCAACGACATCTTCATCGGCGAGGCACTGGCAGGCGACGCGGCAACCGGCGACGTCTGGGGCGACAACCTGATCCTCGCCTACGTGGCCAAGCCGAGCGCCGACCGCGGGGCCGACTACGAGGAGCCGTCCTTCGGTTACACCCTGCGCAAGAAGGGCATGCCGGAAACGGACAAGTACGACGCAGAGGGCGGCAAGGTGCGCTTCGTTCGCCACACCGACGTCTACAAGCCGGTGGTGGTGGGCGCGGACGCGGGCTACCTGATCTCCGACACCAACGCGTGAGGTAAGCCATGAGCGCCAAGACCTACTGCGTGCGCGGCATCGACCTGGACCACGACGGGAAACGCTTCCCGGAGGGCAGCGAGATCGAACTCGATGACAAAGCCGCCGCCAAGCTCGGCCGCTGGCTGGAGCCGGTGGCTCCGGTCGAGCCGCCGAAGGCAGCCAACTCCAAGAAGACCGACGACGGCAAGTCTGTCGAGGGCAACGGCCAGACCACCGGCCAAGAAGGAGGCAAGCAATGAAGACGCAACAAGTCATCTTGACCACTTCGGTGATCGCAGCGGCCGACCTGACCCGCCGCCGCTTCGTCGGCTTTGACGGCAACGCCTGCGCAGCTGGCGCCAAGGCGCTCGGCGTAGTCGAGGCCGATACCGAGGCCGGCGGCGTGGCCCCGGCCAACCTTCTGGGCGTGATCCTGGTCGAGGCCGGCGCCGCAATCGCCGCAGGTGCCGATGTCCAGTCCGACGCCAGCGGCAAGGCGATCACCAAGGCCGCAGGCGTGGCCAATGGTGTCGCCTGGGACGCCGCCACGGCGGCCGGCGACGTTATCCGCATCGTTCGGGGCATCTGAGCATGGACAACCAGCACAAGCTCATTGCCGGCTACCGCGACCTGACCGAGGACGAAATTGCCTTGATGAACGAGGTGAAGGCCAAGTCGGCCGAGGTCGGCACGCTCGTGGAGAGGCTGCGCGAGCGCCTGCCTGCCTTCAAGATGGATGGCGCGCCCATCCAGGTGGGCGGCCAGACCCTGATCGGCGTCACCGAGGAAGCCTTCGAGACCGACCGCTGGATGACGATCGGCCAGGACCACCTGCAGCAAGGCTTCATGGCGCTGACCCGCGCCGTGGCCCGGCCGACCACCTTCTGAGGCGGCCATGCGTTACTGCTCGCTCGCCGACCTGCAGCTGGCCATCCCGCCGCAGACGCTGATCTGGCTCTCCAACGATGACGAGTCGGCCACCGCCATTCACCAGGCGGTGGTCGAGGAAGCCGTCAGGCAGGCGGAAGAGCTGGTCGATGCCCATCTGCGCGGGCGCTACACCCTGCCGCTCGCCCCGGTACCGTCCGTCGTCAAAGACATGACGGTCAATCTCGCGCGGCACTGGCTGTACGCCCGGCGACCGGAAGGCAGTGAGCTGCCCGACGCGGTCACCCGCACCTACAAATCCGCCCTGCAGATGTTGGAGTCCATCCGCGACGCCAAGCTGACCATCGGCGTGCCGACCGGGGAAGCCGCTCCAGAGCCGGGCGAGATGAAGGTGCGGGCGCGCCCGCGCCGCTTCGGCTCCGAGCTGCTGGATCGCTACTGATGGCCACCACCCTGCAGATCATCGACGCCGTGCTGGAGCGCCTGAAGGCAAAGCTCCCACACCTGGCGGTCGAGTACTTCCCCGACCGGCCTACGGAGTACCGGCTCAACCACCCCAGGGGCGCGCTCCTGGTGAGCTACTTGGGGAGCCAGTTCGACACGACCGTCGATGTCACCTACATCGCCCAGCCGCGCACCGTGAAGTTGTCGGTCACGGTGGTCCTGCGCCAGCTCAACGGCAAGGGCGGTGCCGTCGACGTGGTGGATGCAGTACGGCGTGCGCTGGTGGGCTTCCGCCCGCCGGACTGCCGCAAGGTCTGGGCGGTGGCCGAGAAGTTCCTGGGCGAGACCGCCGGCATTTGGCAATACGCCGTGGACGTGGCCTCCGAGGCCATGCTAGTCGAGGACTCCGACATCAACACCGAGCCTCCCCTGATCGATACCACTTTCGAGGAGAAACCATGAAATACCGCTACAACGGGCCGACCAGTGGCGTGACGCTGCAAAAGAGCGCAGACGACCCCGAGGCCCAAGAAGTGATGCTCCACACCGGCGCCGAGGTCGAGCTGCCCGAAACGCACGAATACACCAAGACGCTGCTCGCCCTGGGGCATCTGACGCCGGTCAAAGTGGCCGCCAAGACGTCGCAGCGCAGCAGCTCCAACACCGACGAACCCGCAGCGAAAGGAGCGTAAGCGATGGCTGCAAACTACTTGCATGGCGTAGAAACCATCGAGGTCGAGAGCGGCCCGCGCCCGGTCAAGACGGTGAAGTCGGCCGTGATCGCTCTCATCGGAACGGCGCCAATGGGCGCGGTCAATGAGCCCACCTTGACCCTGTCTGAGAAGGACGCAGCCGCGTTCGGTACGCAGCTCGCAGGCTTCACGATTCCCCAAGCGCTGGATGCGATCTACGATCACGGCGCTGGCACGGTGATCGTGATCAACGTGCTCGACCCCGCGATTCACAAGACGGCCGTGGCTTCCGAAGCCATTACTTTCGACGCCTCCACCGACCGAGTGAAGCTCGACCACGGCGCCGTGGCCGGCCTGGTGGTGAAGAGCAACGACGGCGCCACCACCCATGGGCTCGGCACCGATTACACGGTCGATCCCCTCACCGGTGAGCTGACCCGCGTGAAGGGCGGTAGCATCGTGGCCAGCGCCAGCGTCAAGGCCAGCTACGACTATGCCGACCCGACCAAGGTCACACCGGCGGACATCATCGGCGCAGTCAATGCGGCAGGAGTACGCACCGGCCTCAAGGCACTCAAGGACACCTACAACCTGTTCGGCTTTTTCGCCAAGATTCTGATCGCCCCTGCCTTCTGCACGCAGAACTCGGTGGCGGTCGAACTGATCTCGATGGCCGACCAGCTGGATGCGGTGGCCTACATCGACGCGCCGATCGGCACCACATACGCCCAGGCGCTGGCGGGGCGCGGCCCGGCCGGCACCATCAACTTCAACACCTCCAGCGACCGCGTTCGCCTGTGCTACCCGCACGTGAAGGTGTATGACCCGGTGCTCAACGCCGAGCGCCTGGAGCCGCTGTCGGCGCGCGCCGCCGGCTTGCGCGCCAAGGTCGATCTGGACAAGGGCTTCTGGTGGTCCAGCTCCAACCAGGAGCTGGCCGGGGTGATTGGTGTCGAGCGCCAGCTCTCGGCGATGATCGACGATCCGCAATCCGAGGTGAACCTGCTCAACGAACAGGGCATCACCACCATCTTCTCCAGCTACGGCTCCGGCTTCCGGCTGTGGGGTAACCGCACCGCCGCCTGGCCGACCGTCAGCCACATGCGCAACTTCGAGAACGTGCGCCGCACCGGCGACGTGATCAACGAGTCGCTGCGCTATTTCAGCCAGCAGTTCATCGACATGCCCATCAACCAGGCACTGATCGACGCCCTTGTGGAGTCGGTGAACGGCTACGGTCGCAAGCTGATCGGCGACGGCGCTCTGCTGGGGTTCAAGGCGTGGTTTGACCTGGCACGCAACGAGGAGACCGAACTGGCCAATGGGCACCTGCTGATCAACTACAAGTACACCCCGCCGCCGCCCCTGGAGCGCTTGACCTTTGAGACCGAGATCACCTCGGAATACCTGCTCACCCTGAAGGGAGGTAGCTAATCGTGGCCGGCAAGATCGAGATCAACCGCATCACCAACGCCAACATCTACGTGAACGGCAACTCGCTGCTCGGCCGCGCGGAGGAGATCAAGCTGCCCGACATCTCGGCCATCATGCAGGAGCACAAGGCGCTCGGCATGGTGGGCAAGATCGAGCTTCCGGCGGGATTCGATAAGCTGGAGGGCGAGATCAAGTGGAACTCGCTGTACAAGGACGTGGCCAAGACCGTGGCCAACCCGTTCAAGGCAGTGCAGTTGCAATGCCGCTCCAGCATCGAGACCTACGGCGCCCAGGGCCGCATCCAGGAGGTGAGCCTGGTCACCTTCCTCACCGTGATGTTCAAGAAGAACCCTCTTGGCACCTACAAGCAGCACGACAACGCCGAGTTCAGCTCGGCCTTCGGGGCGACTTACATCAAGCAGGTCATCGACGGTGACGAGGTGCTGGAGCTGGACTACTTGGCCAACATCTTCCGCGTCGGTGGCGAGGACATGCTCGCCGACTACCGCAGTAACATCGGCGGCTGAACTTTTCCCGCTTCCTGCAGCCAGGCCCACTTCGGTGGGCCTTTTCATTTGTTAAAGCCGTTTAACTGACCGGCTCTCGGCGCCAGCCGACAATCTTTCGCGTACCTCCTTGTTTTTCAACCCACGCGAAGGAAGCCTCATGGAACTCCCCCTCAAGCACCCGTTCAACAACGCCGCCGGCCAGCAGATCGAGAAGCTCACCGTCCGCCGCGCCAAGCGCGCCGACATGAAGGCCGCCGCCCAGTACAGCAAGGACGACGTCGAGCAGGAAGACTTCCTGTTTGCCCGCATCACCGGCCTGACGATCGAGGACATCGAGCAGCTTGATCTGGCCGACTCGAAGGTGCTGACCGACACCTTTCGCAGCATGGTGGACAACTGACGAAGCGCTGCGGCCGCTGGACGAAGTGCTGCTCACGGTCCTGCGCATTCAGCCGTCCGAAATCGACGGCCTCGACATGGACGACTACTGGTTCTGGGTCGGGGTCGCCGAGCGCGAGGTCAAGCGCCGGAACGAGATGATGCAGTCGCTTTACGGCTGATGAAGACCGCCGCGGCCACCAGCAATCCGCCGATGAAGGAAGCGCCGGCCGCCAGGGGGGCGCCGGCCATCGCTGCCAGCGCGAGCGCGAAGGGAAAGAGGAAAAGCGCCGCCCAGAACGGCAAGTGCGCAAAGCACGCCCAGGCAAGCCACGCGGCACCGCTGCCGATGGTCAGCCAGTAAAGCGTCTTGGCGGTGGTGAGGGCGGTTTTTTCAAACATGTTTTCAGGATAGCAAAAGGCGAAACGGCATGGCCAATGAACTGCTCGTAGGGGTCAAGATCGGCGCGGTGCTGTCCGGCACCTTCCAGGCCGCTTTCGCCTCAGCGCGCGGCACCTCGTTGAAGCTCGGCCAGGCGGCCGACGAATTGCGCGTCAAGCACGCCCGGCTGGGTGATGTGATGGCGCGCGCCATGTCGCATCCCACCCGAAACGTCGGCCAACTGCACCGCCAGTATGAACGGCTCGGCCAAACCATCGATCAGCTGCGCGCCAAGCAGGAGAAGCTGACAGCCAGCATGGCGCGAGGCGATGCGCTGAAGACGGCCCGCGCCGATTTGCGGGGCCAGGCAATGGAGACAGCCGGCACCGCAGTCGCCTTGGGCGCCCCGGTCGTGCAGTCGGTACGCCTGGCGGCCTCCTTTCAGGACCAGGTCAAAGACACCGCCATCACCGGCGAATTCAGCCCGGCAGAGGAGGCAAGGCTTGCGACCACCATTCGCGAGTCGGCGGTCAAGTGGAATCAAACCCAGGCAGAGATTGCGCGGGGCACGAGTGTCCTGGTAGCGGGCGGCATCCAGAACGCCAAGGCGCTGGAAGCCTACGCCCCGGTCATGGCCAAGGCAGCTACCGCCACCCGAGCCAGCATGGACGATTTGGGCAGCGTGGCGATTGCGCTGAACGACAACCTCAAGATCGGCGAGGCAGGCTTCGAGGGCGCGCTCAACATGCTGGCCTACGCCGGCAAGCGCGGCCAGTTTGAAATCCGCGACATGGCCAAGTGGCTCCCGGCCCTCTCGCCGTCCTTCCAGGCGCTCGGCGTTACCGGCGAGGAGGCCGTGGCCGAGATTGGCGCCGCACTGCAGATCGCCCGCAAGGGCGCCGGCTCAAATGATGAGGCGGCCAACAACTTCAAGAACTTCCTGCAGAAGATCACCGCGCCGGACACGCTCAAGGACTTCGAGAAAGCCGGCATCGACCTCAAGGGCAGCATGATGACCCTGCGCGCCCAAGGGCTGACGCCGGTGCAGTCCATGCTGGCGATCATCACGCAGTACATGCAGTCCAAAGGGCCGGCCGCCGCTGGCCAGTTCCAGCAGGCGATGGCTATCAAGGACAACACGGAACGCGAGGCCGCGCTGCAGCGCCTGTCCGAAGCCTACAAGCTGGGCGAGCTGTTCCAAGACATGCAGGCCATGTCGTTCATCCGGCCAGCGATCGCCAATATGGAAGAAATGAAGGACATCCAGCAAGGCAGCATGGATGCGGCCGGCAAGGGCCTACTCGATGCCGACTTCAAGAAACGCATGGAAGGCGCCACCGAACAGTTCAAGGCGTTCAAGATCGGCGTGATGGACATCGGCATCACCATCGGCGACGCGCTGCTGCCACCGCTGACCGAACTGTTGCAGGAGCTGAAGCCTGGCATCAAAGCCTTCGGCGACTGGGCCAAGGAACACCCCGGCTTGATCAAGGGCGTGATCGGCCTGGTCGGCGGCCTGCTGGCGGGCAAGATGGCCTTCATCGGCATCAAATACGGCCTCAACCTGGTGCTCTCGCCGTTCAACGCGCTGACCACCTCGATCACGGCGGTTTCGGGCAAATGGACACTGTTGCGAGCCATGTGGCAGGTCGGTCGCTTTGCCCCTGCCATCGCTGGCCTACGCTCCTTTGGCGGCGGGCTTATGGCGGTCGGGCGCTTCCTGGTTCCTTTCGGCCAGGGTCTGCTGATGACCTTCGGCGCACCGCTGATGCTGGCCGGTCGTGGCGCTCTGTTCCTGGGCCGGCTGCTGGCCGGAAGCCTTGTGTCGGGCCTGCGCCTGGCTGGCCAGGCCGTGCTGTGGCTGGGCCGCGCTTTGCTGATGAACCCGATCGGCTTGGCCATCACCGGCATCGCCCTAGGCGCCTACCTCATCTACCGCAATTGGGACAAGCTCAAGCCCTGGTTCCAAGGTCTTTGGAGCGAGATCAAAGCAGCTTTTGCAGGCGGCATCGGTGGAGTAGCAAAGCTGATCCTCAACTGGTCTCCCCTGGGTCTGTTCTACAAAGCATTTGCCGGCGTGATGAAGTGGTTCGGCATCGACCTGCCCAAGGACTTCACAGACTTCGGCGCAAACCTGGTCGGCGGGCTGGTGAGCGGCATCAAGGCCAAGCTCGGTGCCGCCAAGGACACCATCGTGGGCTTCGGCAAGGACGTGAAGGGGTGGTTCGCCGACACACTGGGCATTCAGTCGCCCTCCCGCGTTTTCATGGGCTTCGGCGACAACATCGCCCAGGGGGCGGCAATCGGCATTGGCCGCTCTGCCGGGCTGGCTTCCAAGGCGGCGGCCGGCATGGCCTCCGATACGGCAGCCGCCGCAGCGGCGCAGCGCATCAACGCGGGCCGGGGCGGTTCCGGTGCCGCAGGCGCGGCCACAGGCAGCGCCGGGGGAATGACCATCCATTTCAGTCCGACCATTCAAGTTCAGGGTGGCGCGGCCGAGGGCGTCAAGGGCCAAGTCACCGAGGCGCTCAACCTCTCGCTGCGTGAACTGGAGCAACTGATCAAGCGCGTATCCGCGCAGCAAGCACGGAGGGCCTACTGATGTTTGCGCTCCTGGGCGACGTCCAGTTCGACCTGATCACCTACTTCGACGGCTTCGAGTCGCAGTTCGGCGCCGACTATGCCGAGCATCCGCTGATCGAGGGCAAGCCGCGCCTGCAGTTCATTGGCGACAAGCTCGACGAAATCCGCATCCAGCTCGCCTTCCACCTGCACTACTGCGACCCCGAAGCCGAGTTGGCCAAGCTGAAGAAGGCACTCGCCGCCCATGATGCAATGGCCCTGGTGCTCGGCAACGGCGACTACAAGGGCTGGTTCGTGCTGACCGACGTGCAGGCGACCAGCAAGCACACCGACAAGGCCGGCACGCTGATCGCGCTGGAGGCCAGCATTACCCTGCGCGAGTTCGTCGGCGACAAGAAGAACCCACTACCTCCACCCGCCGTTCAACCCAAGCAGCCACCCGCAGCCGCCAAGGCCCTGCCCGCCAGCCAGACCACGGCCGCCACCACACTGGCCAGCGGCGCCGCAGCGGTACGCGACAACATCCGGCAGGCAGTGACCTACGCCAACCAGGCACAGTCGGCGCTGCGGGTAGTTGTGGATGTCGCACGCGTAGCCCAGAAACTGCGTGATAACCCGCTGGCTGCGCTTAGCCGATTGCCTAGCCTCCTCACCGGCATCAAGCAGGTGGCTGGCCCTCTTGAGAAGCTGTCGCCAGCCCTGACCAGCGTGACCAGTCAGCTTCCCGAGGCAGCCAGCATCCTGCGCGCCAGCAATAACGCCCTGGGTGCTGTGCGTAACGCTCAGGGAGCCCTCTCAGCCGTCAGTACCGGCACGGTAGCTGGCCGCATCGACTATCTGGCAGGTCAGCTCTCAACTGCGACCAGCGCTCTGGAGTCGGCCGCGCCAAACATCAGCAAACTGGCTGGCAAGATTGTCACGAGGACGATCTGATGTACCTGACTCACATCACCAGCGAAGGCGAGCGCTGGGACCAGCTCGCCACTCGCTACTACGGCGACCCGTTGCAGTATGAGCGCATCGTCGCTGCCAACCCGCATGTGCCGCTGGCCACCACCTTGCCTGGCGGTCTGACGCTCTCGGTGCCCGTGATCGAGCTGCAAGACCTGTCCGAGGAGCTGCCACCATGGCTGCGCTGACCGACCAGCGCCCCAGCAGTGTGGCCAAGGTGCCGCACCCAGTGTTCGTGCTCTCCTACGAACAGAAGAACATCACCAGCGACATCACGCCCTATGTGCGCTCTGTCACCTACATCGACTACCTCTCCGGGCAGTCCGACGAACTCGAGGTCGAGCTGGAGGATGCGGACGGCCGCTGGGTTGGCCCCTGGTATCCAGGTAAGGGCGACACGCTGTCCCTCAAGATCGGCTACCAGGACGCCCCGTTGCTGCCCTGCGGTGCATTCGAGATCGACGAGATTGAGTTCGCAGCCCCGCCCTCGATCGTGTCAATCCGGGCCCTGGCCACCGGCATCAAAAGGTCGGTGCGCACCCGTGTCGGCCGTGCCTATGAGGACACCACCCTGGCGGTGGTCGCCCAGCGCATCGCCAAGCGCAACAAGCTGACCCTGACCGGCAAGATCCGTGACATCCGCATCGACCGGGTGACGCAGTACCAGGAGCGCGACGTCGAGTTCCTCACGCGCCTGGCGCGCGAATACGGGTACGCCTTCAAGATCGTCGGCGCCAAACTGGTCTTCACCGAACTGGCCGATCTGCGCGACAGCGGCACGGTGACCACCCTCAATGCCACCGACCTGACCGCCATCCGGATGCGCGACAAGATCAAGGACATCTACCAAGAGGCCAAGGTCAAGTACCACGACCCGAAGACCAAAAAGCTGGTGGTCTATGGCGTGAAGGACGACCAGGTGACCGAGGTCGGCCAGACCACGGTGAGTTCGAAGAAGCAATCCGGCCAGTCAGCCAGCGGTGACACGCTGAAGCTTTCCACCCGCTCCGGCTCCAAAGCAGCCGCTCAGGCCAAGGCACAGGCCGCGTTGGACGACGCCAACCTGCAGCAGACAGCGGGCAACCTGACAACACCGGGTGACCCCAAGCTCGTCGCCGGCACCACCTTCGAGCTAGCCGACTGCGGCAGGCTCTCCGGCAAGTACCTGGTGGAGTCAGCCCGCCACCGCCTTGATCGCGGAGGCGGCTACCTCACCGAGTTGGAAGTGAAGCGCGTCGCCCTGCGGGTCACACCAAGCACCGGCAGCAGTTCGGCCATTAAAAAGTCCGGCAAGACCCTCACGGTGTACGGCGTCCAGAGCAACGGCCAGGTCGGCGCGGTCGGAACGTCCCAAGCGAATGCAAAGAAATGAGCGACACCCTCGAAGAGTTCGGCGCCAGCGTGAAATTCGGTACGGTCAGCGCCTCGCGGCCGGGTTTCGCCCGCGTACGTCTGGCCGACTTCGACAACATGCGCACCATGTGGCTGCCGATCGCCTACCCAAAGACCCAAGCTGATCAATGCTGCTGGACTTACGACTCCGGCGAACATGTCGCGGTACTGCTCGACTCGCGCGGAGAAGACGGCGTGATCCTGGGGGCCGTGTATTCCAGCGCAGACACTCCTCCGGTCACCGACCCGAACAAATTCATGATCCGCTTCAAGGATGGCGCGCTCCTTGAGTACGACCGAGCCACCCACACGCTGACCGTTTCCGGCGTGCAGAACGTTCTGATTCAAGCCGACACCAAGGTCACTGTGGATTGCCCAGAGACTGAGGTGACCGGCAACCTGGTGGTGCAAGGCAAGCTCACCTATCGGGGCGGCATGGCGGGGCGCGGCCCGGCCGGCACTGGCGCGGCGGCAGTCATCGAGGGCCATGTCCAGGTCGATGGCAACATCAACGCTACCGGCACAATCATGGATGCTGGTGGCAACTCGAACCATCACAGTCACTGATGTCGTGATGCAAGAATGGGAAGGCTTCTAGTCCGAACATAGAGGAGTCATGAATGAACGTCTTCCCATACCGAGGGTACGAAATTGAACCCGGCCACCAGTACCACGATGACATCAGAAAGTACGTACCCTACGCCTTGATTAGGCGTGCCGGTCGCCCAGATCAGACGGCCGTTCCTGCGACTGGTCCGATCCTCCTCTGGCGACAGGACGAAGCAGACAGGGCCGGCCTGCAGCTAGCTCGATCCCTAATCGACGGCCACCTAGACCAACGCGATGGGACACTGGTCGATCTCGGGTAAGCCTTAAAGCCCTTTAATATCCCCCTGCTGGGCACGGCGGCACGATAGCCGCATGACCCGGCTATCTGACTCCCTTCACTGGCAACCCGCCCTCGGCAGCTTCGGGATTGTCGAGACCACAGCGGACATCGACCAGGCCATCCGCGTGATCCTTCGCACCCCCAAGGGGAGCGACCCGCATCGCCCGGATTTCGGCTCGAACATCCACCTCTACCTGGACTACCCGATCGACCAAGCCGTGCCGCACCTGGTGCGCGAGACGGTGGAGGCGATTCGCCTATGGGAGCCGCGCTGCGAACTGGTCAAGGCCACGCCCTCCATCGAGGAGGCCCAGATCGTGCTGCGCGTGCAATGGAAGCTGGCAGACGGCGTTCTACGTGATACGGAAGTGCGCCTGTGAGCCTGCCCGAGCCCAGTTTCATCGACCGCGACCCGGCCGCGATCACAGCCGAGATCGTCGCGCAGTACGAGCAACTGACCGGTAAGACCCTTTACCCGGCGCAGGTCGAGCGCCTGCTCATCGACGTGATCGCCTACCGCGAGACCCTGGTACGCATCGGCATCCAGGAGGCGGCCAAGCAGAACCTGGTCGCCTATGCCCGCGCGCCGATGCTGGACTACCTGGGCGAACTGGTGGGCGTCACCCGCCTGCCGGCGCAACCGGCGAAGACCACGCTGCGCTTCACCGTCGCGGCGGCCCTGGCCACCAACATGCTGATCCCGGCCGGCACCCGCGTCGAGGGCGGCGACGGCACTGCCACCTTCGCCACTGACGCCGATGTGACCCTTCTGGCTGGCCAGCTGTCGATCGACGCGGCCGCCACCTGCGAAGAGCCAGGCGCCGCCGGCAACGCCTGGCAGCCGGGGCAGATCAACAACCTGGTCGATGATCTGGGCGACATCGAGGTGACAGCCGCCAACACCACGGTCACCTCCAGCGGCATCGAGGAGGAGGAAGACGACCGCCTGCGCGAGCGCATCAAACTGGCGCCGGAAGCCTTCAGCACGGCGGGCAGCCGCCTGGCTTATGTGTTCCATGCCAAGAGCGCGCACCAGAGCATTGTCGATGTTGCGGTGCTGTCGCCCACGCCCGGCGCAGTCAAGCTCTACCCGCTGCTGACCAGCGGACTGCCAGACGCGAACATGCTGTCCCTGGTTGAGGCGACGTGCTCGGCTGACCGCGTACGCCCGTTGACCGACTACGTGCAGGCGCTGGCGCCCACGCCGATCGACTACGCCATCGACGCCCAGCTGGTGCTCTACAAGAACACCGACATCACCAGCGTGCTGGCCCAGGCGCAAGCCTCAGCCGAAGCCTACAAGGCCGACCGCGCAGCCGGCCTCGGCCGCGACATCGTGCCGGTACAGGTCGAGTCCGCGCTAAAGGTCGCCGGGGTGTACGACATCGTCCGCACCGCCCCGGCCAAGATCGTGCTAGCCGAAAACGAGTGGGCGCGCTGCACGGGCATCAACCTGGTCGTGACAGGGACAGTCGATGGCTGACGTGCTGCTGCTCCCGCCGCCGCTGGCCGGCGATGAACGCTTCCAGGCGCTGGGCCAGCTGGCCGCCCGGATCAGCGATATCGACCTCTCGCCGCTGCTGGTTTATCTGGTCGATACGGTTAATGCCTCTGCACTGCCAAACCTGGCCGAGCAGTTGCACATCCTGGGTGAAGGCTGGCAATTCGCCCGCGATGACGATGAACGCAGGCGCTTACTGAAACGCGCCATTGAGCTGCACCGCCACAAGGGCACCCGCTGGGCCATCCAGCAGGTGCTGGAGACCTTGGGCCTCTCTGGCCAGATCAGTGAGTGGTTCGAGTACGGCGGCCAGCCCTACCACTTCAAGGTCGGCGTCGACCTTTCCACGCGCGGCATCGACGAGGCCACCTTCGACGCGCTGGTGGCGCTGATCACCGAGTACAAAAACGTCCGCTCGCACCTCGAAGCGCTGACCGTAGCGCTGGCCAACCGCTCATCCATACCCGTGATCGCAGCCGCCACCGTCGGCGGCGAGCTCACCACCATCTACCCGCTACAGCTCGACGGAGTCGAGCAGGCCTATCCGCTGTATGTCGGTGTAGGTCTGCGCACGATCGAGATCACTACCATCCATCCGTTGGAGGCATGATGGCCCAGGAGTACTACACGATCCTCACCAATGCCGGCCTTGCCTACGAGGCACAGTGCAAGGCGCAGCAGGTACCGATAAAGCTCACGCAGTTCGCGGTGGGCGATGGTAATGGTGCCACCTACAACCCCAGCCCAAGCGATACCGCGCTCCGCCGCGAAACGCACCGCCAGGCAATTAACGCGCTGCTCCAGGACGAATCCAATCCAAGCTGGCTGGTGGCAGAAGTGTTGCTGCCGGACGATGTTGGAGGCTGGACGATCCGCGAAATCGGTATCTACACCGACACAGGGGTGCTCTACGCCATCGGCAAGTATCCTGACAGCGTCAAGCCGATCCTCGCTCAAGGCTCAGGCAAACAGTTTTATGTACGTGCGATCTTCCAGACCAGCAACGCAACAAGCGTGACGCTGCTGGTCGATAACACGGTCGTTATGGCAAGCCGTGCCTACGTCCATGACTTTGTGCAAAGCGAATTAGCAAGACGTGATGGCAAGCCGAGCGTGCGCGTGGCCACCACAGGGCCAATCGCGCTTACCGGCCTACAGACGATCGACGGCATCGCGCTTGTAGCAGGGGACCGGGTGCTCGTGAAGAATCAGGCAGCGGGCGCAGCAAACGGCATCTACGTTGCTGCAGCTGGCGCTTGGGCACGGGCTACGGACGCTGACAGCGGGGCCAAGCTCACCGCCGGGGCACTGGTGCCAGTCGAGGCAGGTACGGTCAACGCCGACACTATTTGGATAGTCAAGACGGACGGTGCTATCACGATCGGCACCACGTCAATCGACTTCCAATGGGCTGGCGGCCTCAACGCTCCCACTCAAGCACCAGGCGACAACAGCCCCAAGGTCGCCAATACTAGTTTCGTTCAGACCGCGATCGCAGCCCTGGTCGCCTCGTCTCCGGCAGCGCTCGACACTCTCAACGAGCTGGCGGCAGCACTGGGCAATGATGCCAACTTCGCCGCGACCGTCACCAGTGCTCTAGCACTCAAGGCGCCCCTGGCCAGCCCAGTGTTTACTGATCAGCCAACAGCGCCCACTCAAGCGCGGTTCGACAGCAGCACCAAGTTGGCGACGACCGAGTTTTCCATGCGGGCGCTTGGCAATCTGCCGGGCGTGACCCAGCTCACCGCCGGCGCCACGCTGACCGCCGGCCACATCGGCCGCGGCATCGTCTGCGGCGGCGCCGACCCATACTCTGTGGTGCTGCCCTCGGCGAACTCATGCCCGGCCGGCTCTGGTCTGCTCATCGTCTCCCAGTCGGCCACAGTCACTATCACCCGTGGCGGCACCAACGCCATTGCCGTCGGCAGCCAGAACTCCCTGAACTCGTTTGTCCTGGGGGCGGGCGACTGGTGCTACATCGCCAACTTCAACGGCACCGACACATGGATGGTCATGTCCGGCACGCCGCTGCTGCAGGCGAACCTCACTTCCGGCGTGTTCGGCTCATCGCTCGCCCCGATTGGGCACCAGATGCTCCCAAGCGGCCACATCATGCAGTGGGGAACATGGCTCGGCCCCGCATCCGCTGGCGCCGCTACCCCTGTCCTCTTCTCCACTTCATTCAAATCCGAAATCTATTCCCTGACTTTCGGTGCCAACAACGGCAACGCCTCTGGCGCCTATGGCTGGTACGACACAGCCTCACTGAGCGGTTTCAACGGCCGCGCATCGTTGGCAAACCTGCGGTGTTACTACATCGCCTTCGGTAAATGACGGCCATGACCAAGATAATCTTTGCGTCCACACCCCTAGGGTTCCACCACGCGGCCCCTTACCCAACCGGCGTCGAGATCACTCCGGAGCGCTACAGGGAGTTGCTCATGGGCCATGCGGCCGGCCTCCTCATCACATCCGACGATGACGGCAATCCCCAGCTATCAGAGCGGCCGACTCCTACCGTTGTCGAGCTGCGCGGACAGTTGACCGCCGACATCAACACTTGGCGTGACTCGCAAGAAGGCAGCGGCATCCTGTTCGACTATGCCGGCCGCCGGTGGGATGGCGGCCTCACAGTGCGCACGCGCCTGCAGCCAGTCGTCGCGCTTGCGCAACTACCTTCGGGCTTTTACTGGACCTCCGCGAACAACGAAGACGTGCCGATGGACCTAGAGGCATTGCGGGAACTGAACGCTGCGCACGAGGCCGCCCTCGTCGCGCGCGGCTGGGAGATTCACGCCCGGCAGCGCTGCATGAAGCTAGAAGTCGCCGAACTGGACACAGCCGAGGCCTTGCAGGCCTATGTTGTTGGCTGGCCTGCTGAGACGGAAGCCTGATACCAGCCTCACTGCAACCCGCATGAAGAAGAGGGCGGCGGCCGTGGTGCGGGAACACCTCGGCCGCCGCCGTAACCCACAGACAGAACCTGTGAGCCTTGGCCAAGGCCCTCTGCCGTGCACGGCGGGCCGGAGCCTACCAACAATTGCAACAATGAAAAAGGGCTTACACAGAATGGAAATGCACACTGCTTCCCCCATCATCCCCTGGATCGGTGGCAAGCGCCGCCTGGCCAAGTACATCCTCCCGCTCTTCCCCGCGCACACCTGCTACGTCGAACCCTTCTGCGGGGCGGCTGCACTCTATTTCCTGAAAGTGCCCACACAGGTCGAAGTGCTCAACGATGTGAACGGAGAACTGGTCAATCTGTACCGCGTTGTCCGCCACCACCTGGAAGAGTTCGTCCGGCAGTTCAAATGGGCGCTGACCTCGCGGCAAATCTTCAAGTGGTTGCAGATCACGCCCGAAGAGACGCTGACGGACATACAGCGTGCGGCCCGGTTCTTCTACCTCCAGCGGATGGCATTCGGCGGCAAGGTCACCGGGCAGACGTTTGGCACATCAACGACCTCAGGGCCGAAGCTGAATCTGCTGCGCCTGGAGGAAGACCTGTCAGCCGCCCATCTGCGCCTTTCCCGGACATACATCGAGCACCTGGACTGGGCGGACTGCATCCGCAAGTACGACCGCGAGCACACCCTGATCTACTGCGACCCACCGTATTGGGGCACAGAAGGCTATGGCGTCGATTTCGGCCTGCAGCAGTACCAACGCATGAGCGACCTGGCAAAGTCTGTCCAAGGCCGGATGGTCATCTCCGTCAACGACATTCCAGAGATGCGCCAAGCCTTCGCTGGGCTACACATCGAACGGGTGGAAATCAACTACACCGTGGGCGGAGCCGGCCGGCCGAGGAGCAAATCCGGTGAGCTGATCATTCGGAACTGGTAG